ATGGACGAAAAAATGCTTTCACTGGAACAGGAAACCAAAATTAAAGAAAAAGCTCTCAAATTGAAAGAAGAGAAGAAGCTCCGTAAAATTTATCCGATGGTGGTCTTCGGAGACACGTCCAACGGCGAGAAAGAGACTTATGTGGCTTATATGTCCGAACCGAACTTTCCACAATTCAGCAAATTCATGGCCGCATCAAAAAAAGACGAGGTCATGGCCATGCGCACACTTGCCCGGGACTGTTTTGTGGATGGTGACAAGGAACTTGTGGATGACGAGTTCCTCTTCCTTTTCGGACTTATGGGGCAACTCTCCGAACTTATCACCACGCGGCAGAGTCTCCTGGTAAACTTATAGGCCGGTGGGTGGTGACGGACGATCAGCGTATCCGCCAGCGGACTGTCTATATCCGCCACTACTTCCCCGGCGTCAACCTTGACACGATCTCTGACGAGGAATTCGCCATGCTCTCCGAAGAAGCGCTGTGGCTGCACGAACAGATGCTTGCCAGCCGCATGCCGTTGTCGGTTTCCATACCGGAGAGGATACCCTGAACGGCCGCTGTAATCCTCCGGGGTTACGGCGGCTTCGCTTTACCCCCCCCCACCCTTTCCGGTGACACTACTCTTTTAATGCGACATTCCCTTCAATCATGGCTCAAGAACAAAACTATCAGGTCAATTATACCATCAACGTCGACGCCTCGCAAGGCACCAAACAGGTCATAGCTTTCGGCGAGGCTGTGGGCAAGCTGGTGCAGGCGAAAGCCTCGCTGTCCCCTGCGGTAAACAACATCAAGACAATGATGGACGAAGTTGACCGTGTCTTCCGTACCAAAAAAGGGAAGAAGCGTAGTTTTGACTATCGGTTGACCATTGACACGAGGAGCAGTGAGGAGAAGCTGGAACGTGTCAAGAACCTGCTTACGGACATTACGGCCCTTTCCAAAGGCATCAGCCTGACCATTAATGCGGGACAGGTGCTTGACAGCAAGAAAATCAAAACCGCCGCTAAAAATCTTTACGAGAAGAAAGCTGCGGAGATTCGCAAGGCCGAAATTGAGAAAAATGCGGCCTCTTCAGTAGGTACGATGGTCGACGCCCAGAAGCGCATAACCAAGGCCATCGGCAAAATCAATTCCGCCCTGGTTTCCGTGGAGCGCGGCAGGGAGCTGCAAATCAGGACCGATACGGCGGAAAACCGGCTGCAACGTGTGCTTTCCCTGCTGGAACGTATCAAGGGGGAATCCCGCCCGGGCCTGGGCATGCAGGGTGGAATGTCCGTGGGGAGCTTGTTCCCTTCCGTTCCCGTTCCTTATGCCCCGGGAGCATTCGTCATGCCGGAAAAGGCACAGCAGAAACTGATGGAGCGTCTTTATGCCCGGCAACAGCTGCATCGCCAGAAACTTGCACATGCCGAAGATGTTTTTGCTGCCGACCAGCGTCGCAAGGAGGAATCGGCCCGGGCCTCCGCGGAGGAGAAGCGGCGTACCGACGAAGCCCGTACCAGGGAACGGGAGCGTAAGGATGCCGCCCGCGAAGCGGAGAAGTTACGCAGGCAGACAGAACAGGCACGCCGGAAAGCCGAGACGGAACAGCACAAGGCGGAACAGGCGGCAAGAAAACAGGAACAGCGTAACGCGATGCAGTCCGTACGGCTGATGCAGCGGGAACATACCGCTGCCGGGACACTTTACCGTAGCAAGCGACGTGCGGCCATCAACCGTATCCAATACTCGAAGGCGCCCTCGCTGAGGAATCTGCCTTTCGCTTCCATGCTGAACGCCTACATGGGCTACAGCCTGGTACGTTCGGAGCTGTCCGACGCTATCGAATATGCCAATATCATGAAATCGGCCAGATCCATCCTGCGCGTGGCCGACATGGATCTGGGATCTTTTGAGACCCGCTTCGACAACATGGCCCGCCATGTCCGCAAGATAGGAATCGATACGAAATATACTGCTGTGGAGATAGCCGGCGCCGTCAAGTTCCTTTCCATGGCCGGCATGGATATCGAGACAATCCACAAATCCATCCGGCCGGTCACGAACCTGGCGCTCATCGGGGACAATAACGTGTCCTATATTGCCGACCTGGCCACGAACATCATGGCTGGCTATGATATCCATAACGACAGTATGGATAGTGTGGCGGACATTATTGCGTCGACCATCTCCCGCTCGAATGTCAATATCCTCGAAATAGCGGAATCCTATAAAATGGCTGCCGGTTACCTGCGTATGGCCGGTGTGGAGTTCACGGAAGCCAGTGCCGCCATAGGCCTGCTGGGCAACATGGGGTTGAAAGGAACACTGGCGGGTACCTCGCTGCGGGCCATGTCCACCCGTTTTGCCAAGCCTACGAAAGAGGCCCGGGAGGTTTTGGACCGACTGGGCGTCAAATTCACGGAAAAGCGGGACGTGGAGGGGGTACTGGTGGAGAAGTTGCGCCCCATAGCGGACATCTTCGAGGAGCTGAACAAGAAAGGCGCCTCAATGGCGGACATGCAGGCGATTTTTGGAAAAATCGGAGGGAATGCAGCTATGATGTTTGTCCGTAATTACGACCGGCTGCGTGCACTCAGCTCCCATAATAGAGGTTCCCAGGGAATATCGGCTGAACTGGCACTTGTAAAGCAGGATACCACTAAAGGATTGTGGGCGCAGGTTACCTCCCAGCTGAGCGAGGGGTTCATGCGCGCGTTCGAGGTGATGGAACCCTCGGTACGTGCCGTTCTGCGTTCCTTTTTGGATAAATTCAAGGCTCCGGAATTTACCCGCGGACTGCTTTCTGTCGGGAACGCCCTGTTGGACATATTTACCGTCATAGGTAATATCGGGGCTTGGGTGGCACGCAACTTTCATTGGATAGAACCGCTTGCTTTTACGGGAGCGGTGGCTGTCCGGCTGTTCAAGGTGGCCGGTGCCCTGACCAATATCGGTATCGCCATGGGCTTTATCGGCAGACAATCGGCGGCGACGGCGGCCGTCGGCTCTGTACAGGGATTGTTGGATATGGGGAGTCCCGGCAAGATGTCTTTCGGACAAAAGAGGGCCATTGTCTCGGCCATGCAGTCCGCAGGCGTGACAGGACGGGGAGCTATGACGCGTACCTTGATGTCCGGAGGCGGTGTTGTCGGGGCGAAGGGTGTGCTGCAGTCGCTGTTCGCAACACAGGTGGCCACAGGTGGCAGCCTGACAGGCGCGGCTGCCTCCCTGAGTGCCATGGGCACGGGAGCGGTGGTTGCCACGGCGGGAATCGCCGCATTGGCCGGTGCTCTGGGCTGGGTGGCATATAAGACCTGGAAGATAAAGGAGGCGAAGGATGCCGTACTGGAAGAAATCGCCTCGAACCGCAAGTACCGTTATCCGTCCATAGAGGCCCTCCATTCCTCTTTGAGTGAGACCTACAATATGGCGCTCAAGACAAAACGTGCCGTGGACGAGGTTGTGGCGGGGAAGAGCATCGAAGAGGCTTCGGGACGTAAGATCGGTGCGTTCACATCCAACTGGTGGACGGGATTTCTGGGAGAGTTTGCCATTGCCTCCTCAGAAGGCATGGTGTCGCGCGAGCATATATACAATATGGACAAGGCACGTCAGGACGACATAAGGGAGGCGCTTGTGACCCTCGCCAAGCGGGACAGCCAGACACGCATTGACGCTGCCTACGCCGAATTCGGCAAGATGGGTACGGCACTGGACGTCGATGCCTTCCTTAAAACGGTACAGGAACGTTTCGGTCAGCAGGACAAGGATCTGGACAAGTCACTATGGAACGTAAGGGACGGTAAAATCGTCTATGTGGATGATATTGGTGACAAGCCGGAAGCGGTGGCCGCCCGGACATACGATTACGCCCGGTACATGAACACGCAGACCGTACCGGAGATTATACGGGCCGCAACAGCCTACCGTAACGCCATCTCGAGCGCCACAGACGCGCAGGAGTTTATGCGTAAGGGCGGTTTCGATTTTAACCGGCTCAGGAGCTGGGGGTTCGAACAGGATGAGAAAGGCCGGTGGAAACAGCGGACATTGGGACAGGATGCCACGGACGAGCAGCGTATAGACAATATTGCCAACCGTAAACTGGCGCACAATGTCCTTGTCAAATTCTTTTCATCACTCCGGCAAACGTTTGGCGGGTCAGCGGAGGCGGCCGAAAATATCCTTCGTACAGCAGGATTTACACCCGGACAGTACAGCAACGAACCGGACTCCAACGATACCCGTCCGTTCGACACGAATCCGATCACCAATTCACACCTGGATGACGGAGGTGCCGGCGGAAACTACTCGGGCACGGGCAAACTGTCATCCGCAGCCCCCAAACAAGTTATCGTAAATATCGACAGCCTGCTGAGTGTAAGGACTATCGACCTGATGAAATCAAAGGAGGGACAGACGGAGGAGATACAGAACCTGAAGGAACAACTGGCACAGGCGCTTATTGATGTTGTCCACGACTTTGACGCATCATGGAACGGATAAAAAAACTATAAAAAATGGGAAGACTGATACAAATTGCATCCTCGACCTTGTTAAGCGGGGGGATACTTGGAAACGGTTCGATTGGCAGCTATATCAGCAACTCAGCCCGTCTTGCCATGGGCATGGGGCTGGCCGAATTGCAGGACGGGCAGGTGCATTATTTCTCCAAACATCATGACATGCTCAAACGGGCAGCGGTACAAATAACCTCACAAACGGCCTACGGATTGTTGCGTTCATACCCCAGATACCTTAAATATTGGGAACAGCAGGTACGGGATAAATACCTTCAGACACAATCACAATCCAGCCTGGCCAACAAGACCGGACAATACTACCGTCTTATCAGCGAGCAGCAGGCCGTGGCACAGAAGAAAAGCCATACCGATTCCATTGTCGGACGGACGGTAGCGGATTTCCTGGAACTCTCCATATCCAAAGAGGGCAAATATTACGACAACAGTGAGTGCAAGGTGCTGCCCAACAGCCAATACGGCCTGGTTACATTCGTGGACCTGGGACCACAGATACAAATCGGCAGCCGGAACAATATCCTGTTGACACAAGTGCAGGGGCGTGATTATACCCGTAAGGAATATATATCCGGCGGTGACCTTGAGATCACCATCAACGGTAAAATCACATCCAAATATCCGGATGTGTATCCGGAAGCGGAAGTTTCCAAATTTATTAAACTGGTACAATACAAGGGGGTTGTCGATTGTGACAATACGGTATTGCGCCAGTTCAATATCTCACAGCTGATTATACAGGGGTATACGCTTCACCCGACGGACTGCAGGAACATGCAACCATATTCACTCAATTGTGTCGCCGTTGAGCCGTCCGAAGCGGTGGAGCTCAAACTGACCGGGCAGGAAAAGGCCGATACGGCTATCAGGCACACGAACAAATGGATCAAATATGTCAAATTCGGTACGGAGATCATCGATCCCGCCTCATTGCTTAAACTGACACGCCTATGGGTGTAGCCGCAATGGATGTTCTCTGCTGTCGTATTACCATTGGAGATGCCGATCCGTCCAATCCGATGAAGATTCGCAGCGGAGTGGAGATAACGGAGGTTCATACGCTTGAGATTAACGAGAGCTACAAGAAGCTGATCGGGACGGCCAAAGTCACGTTCCCGAAAGGTACCGTATGCCGTTCGACGATTATAGGCAATATGACACTGGAAGGGAAAGATGTGTCCCGGATAACGACAGAGGTCATGCAGGATGGTGTGATTATCGAAAAGCGCAGCACACAACGCCTGGTTGATGAGACGACTTTTAAAGTAGGGCAACGCATCAATATCAAGCTGGGGTATAACGGTGTATTGAAAAATATGTTTGACGGTTACATTACCGGCTACAACTCGGACAGTACATTGGAAATACAATGTGAGAATATGGCCTACAAACTTAAATTGAAACAGGCGCCCCATTTCGAAACTCCGGCAAAGGGGACAACCGTGAATGATGTGCTGGATGGGAAATACAATATCTTGAAAGATACCGGTTTCAAGATACATTCCGATACAAAACGGTTTGATATCCATATCGGCAAGATCAAGGTGACGGATAACTTTACGGTGGCGGACATTCTTTCCGAATGGTCGAAATATAAGATTTATTGTTTTTTGAAATACGACGCTGAGGACGAAGGCGTCATGCCTTCCATTGCTGTCGGACGTCCTTATTCGTCCAGCAAGGCGCAGCCGGTATTTCCGGAAGACGGCCCGGCCGGACCGTTCAAGATATATTTTAACGAACATGTGGCGCAGAGCAACCTGAAAGTGGTCAAGACCGACCCGAAGTTTCTGGCGGTGACGGGCAAGGCACTTGGAACAGACGAGAAGTTCTTTGAGGTGACGGTACGCATGAATCCGGAATATGATCCGGCAGTACCGGGCAGCAAGGAGTTCCAAACGGTAAATGCCACCCAAATTTCAAAAAAGACACATAAGGTGACCGGAAACACGACGGCTTCGGGGGCAAAAACCAAAACAAAGGTGGATTTATCCACCTATACCATCGTACCGTATATGTCACCGCACGTAGGCATCAATTCAGACCGGCTTGTGGAAGAGACAACTGAATACTTCCGGAATTACAACCTGAATGGAATCACCGGCAACGTGACCATATTCGGGGATTTCGGGCTGTCTCCTGCCGTACAGGTGGAACTGATCGATTTCCGTAACCCGTCCAAGAACGGCGTGTATCTCGTGGAGGAGGTCACGACTACGTTCGGGATCGGAGGGTACAGGCAGCAGCTGAGTATTCCGTACAGGATTCGCAAATAACACTATTGTTCACCAATGTACATCCTTCCCTTCCAGGAAATTTCCTGGAAGGGTAAAACCGCATTCCGTTCCGCTCCAAGGAGCATCATTATTTTCATTCATAATCAAAATTCATTGCCTCCAACAAATTTCTGCCTTAAAAAATATTTTCGTAACCGGAGTGTTTCCGGCAAGAAGAACAATATCCGCAAATACCTTTGATATCAATCAGTTAATCATCTTTCTGATTCTCTGAACCAGCATAGCTTTTCGTTTTTCTATAAAATCAGAAAAATTGGACAATGAAAGATCCGTATCCGGGATAAGATGGTCCTCCATGAATTTCCGCATATCCTTGTTCCGGGTCTGTTCACTGACCCACTTCTCCAATGGTTTGGCGTTTTTAGACTCGTTCTCATTGGCATCGAGCATCTGCAGGTTCAGGATGGAATTGTAGACCTGCCAGCCGTATTTTTCCTTGTCTTTCTCTTCCAGATCATTGTATGCAGAGGCTGGGTGCAGGTGGTCCTGATGGAAGTTATTGTTTCTGTAATCAAGATCCGGATACAGCATGGCCAATATTGGAAAACTGTATCGTGAATCTTTCTGGCTGTAAAGCAGGTCTTCTATAAAATCGTCACCTACATCCGACAGTTTCCTGATTTCCGAGTTTATTTCCGTTGCCGGGAACAAGGTCACGGTTTCTTTTATATAGCTGCCGGTGATGTCTGTTGTGTATGCCCTTCTTGACTGTGCAAGCACGGAATCCGCGCTTGCTCCGAATGCCCTGCGGAGCAGAATTGAGAACAACCATTTTTTTATGATTTCACAATCCTCCCTATTTCCTATCTTTTTGTAAAAATCCTGATATATGCCCTTGTGATAAAGATAATATAGTATGGGCATGGCGGCATTATATGAGGTCATTGTGAAATCCGTCAGTCCGAAAGATCTCAGCAAGTCGAACAGGTTTGAAACGGCATCCCTGATCCTCGTCCAATTATTTTCCACCAGTTCAATAAAGCCCAGATTGAAACTTGTTATAAGAGAACGCACATCTTTATGATACAGGTACAGGAACGATTTTAATATGAAATCGTGAGATATATTAAATCCTTTTGAACGTACATGCTCGACCAGATTCTTGATTTCTGTCTTCGCGTCCATCTGTTTGCAATTGGCAATGGCAATGGACATCAGAATATCAGAAAAACTTAATGCGGTTCCCCCGGAATTGATCCGGATAAAAATATTCACGGCTTTGTCCGGTTTCTGTTCATCCTCCTCGTAAAAATTTATATTGAGCTTGGTGTGGATGACATTGTCCAACAGTCTCAGCAGTCTTTTGGATTCCTTGTCTATGTTATTGTCCTCGGCAAATTCATCGATGCCATAATTGTAATCCTGGTGCAAAGCCAGAATCTTACCTACACGGAACCATTTTTCATTAGACTTGTCAATAAATAAATCATTTTCCTTGGAGATATTCTTGTCAACAAAGGAAAAGATAAACTCCCTGTCGCTTTCCTCCTGTGTGTATTTACGGGATATATTGAAATATAGATGCCGGGTAGGGAAATTATATTCAGAATAATCCCAACGTTTCCTATAATCCTTGTACGCATAACTGCCGCACAGACCGATATACAATGACGTCAATCGCTGTTGTCCGTCCAATACCGCATAAAAATCGTTGATATTGTCTGTAGGAATCGGATCATTGCATATCCGATGATACTGTATGAAAGCTGACAGAAACTTATAAAACCGGAAATCAGTCTTTGTTCCTCCTTTTACCTTCCAAAACAGCATGGAACTGATCGGGTAGCCTTTCATCAGAGAATCGAACAACTTTTCTATCTGTTCTGCCGACCATACAAAATCTCTCTGAAAAGCCGGCAACAGGTATTCATTCCGGTGGATACGTTCTATTGCCTGCGCTATTGTTATTGGTGATTGGAAACCTGCCATAATTACATAATTAAGTGTTTTTCGCAAAGATAGAAAATTCTATTTTTATGTTTTATTTTCGAGGAGGAAAAATGAAAACCTGAATATATTCCAACTACCTATTCTTCTATAAAAAGATCAATGTCTTCAGATAAGTCGAATCAGTTGCTTATTCGTGAGGCTATCCGTAAAATAGCTCTCGGCCGTAGCATGGAACGTATCAGTCTGGCTCCGGGAGGTATGTCGGGCATTGGCACGGCCCGTATGATACATGGATATGTCGCCAAAATACATGATGACCCGTCGGACGAGGAATTTTCCGAGTATGGCGGTACCGTTGATGTCGGCGAGTACCCGGACGAGACAGCCTCTGCGGAACCCGTCATCCACAAAGGCGTATTGCTTTCAGCGGCAACAAGCAGCGAGGGCGGTTTTTTGATTGTGCCTGCACTTTTTTCCGACGTAACGATTTTTATGGATGCCGCCACCCGGTACGCCTATGTGGTGAACTTCTCACATGTGGATATCCTGCGGCTGAATGCCCGTAAGGAAACCGTTGTCGGTGTAACGGAAATGGAGGAACTGGATCCGGAGAGTGACTCTGCTCCGGACTACGACGAGCTGGAGGCTACGGGAAATATGGCTTTCACACATTATACGCCGACAACCGTTACCGCCACTGTCAGGAACAAAAAGGGTAAGGAAGCCTCTACGGGGATTGAGGCGGAGAGCATTACCCACGTTGTAGACAAGTCGGAGGTCAGGCAGACAACGGACAAGATAATTCAAAAGGTGAACTCCACGACCGTAACGGTTACCGACAACAAAGTGGCGCTCGGTGACGAGAATGCCACCGAACCGTTGGTATTAGGCAATGAACTTGCCGGGCTTATGCTCGACTTCCTGACCGAGTGCAGCAAGGTGATGACCCCCACCTTGATGGGTACAATGTCACCTGTCAATTTCCCTAATTTCATTTCTTTGATCTCGCGCATTCAAAGGTTCCTCTCCAAAACCAGCTATACCAAATGAACGTACAACTGTATCCGGACATAGACAGCCTTGATAAGGAGAGCCTGTGTTATTCCATCTACTCGCAGCTCTACCATAACTTTTTCAATGCCCAGCAGAAAAAGGATGATGACCATCCTTACGGTGTCGAGGAAGGGGACGAGACCAGCATAAGGTTAAAAAATACGGCCTACGGGTTTGCTTCGGCCATTGCGGGGGCGGTTGCCGGTGAAGGTGTCCCGGGTGATGGAGGGTTGTTGCTGGAATACCTCAAGAAGTCGGGCGGTGACATGACCGGGGCACTCCGTGCAAATTACGGTTTCGAGGCGGGTGTCGCCAATAACCGTATTCTGGAGATCTGTTCGCAGGACATTACCGATGCGGACGGGGCGGTGACTGCCGTTGAATACGGTGTCAAAATTACCGGCAGTCTGAAAATAGGCGGCAGCAGCCTCCATATAGGCGGACAACAATTATTGGGTTACGATACGGACAGGAACACGGCGACGCTCAATGCCTCCCGCATTGATTTTCAGGATGCCTCCATACACTCGGGCGGAGAATGGATTATCGGGAACAGGGAAACGGGAGTGTTCATTTCTCCGTCACGGCTGACTGTGGGGGGACATGACGTATACCACCGGGGCAACGCCAATCTGGCGGCAGTGGACTGGACCATGCGGGACGGAACGGTGCAGCGTCATCTGGTGGTCTGCGGGAATACGGCTCTGAGCGGTGCTCTGGATGCCTTGTATGGGGCAAGGCTGGGTGACAAGGGAAAGTGCCTGCTTTCATTTTCCGGTGAGGAAGTCGCCCTCGGAGGCTTTCTTTCATTTCTGGACGGTTACGGGCTTCGTATTGGTGGTATGCCCGTACTCCAGAGGACTGATAATGACAAGATACAACTGGGCGGTATCGGAAGCGATCTGTTGCTGGGCAGCGGGCATACCACCAGAATACGCCTGCTGTCCGGCATTTCGGATGTGGACGGTGACTGTCTGATGCTCTCGTCCTACGGCAGGGCCTGCTTTCCGGGTTCGCTCACTGTCCGTCACAACTATGGTGCCGATCTGCTGTCTTCGTACCGGGTGGACAACTCGGATGAAGGCATAATTATTCACAAGCGGCTGCGTATGGGTATGGCTGGCGGATTTTTGATTACCGGAGATAAGGAAACCCTTTCACTGACCTCCATGGTTGTATACGAAAAAGAAGGCGTGCGGACAACCGTCCCCCATACCACAGTATTGGGACACCGTCCGTCCATAAGTGCCCATGCCCCTCAAAACCGTTACAGTGAGTCTTTCCATATCCAAACCGATGCCGATTTCATCTCCTCCGGAGTTCCGGTGGAGGCTGCCGGGCATGTCGGAATCTGCGCGTCGTCAACCCGGTTGGCAGACAAAATCCTATACTTGACAGAGTCGTTGAGGTTACAGGCTGTTTCCGGCGGTATCAGGCATTACGGTGACAGCTGTTTTCTCGGCTCCGTCTCTTCGGAATTCTTTTCTTCGGGCTTTGCCGGAAGCGGCTGGGGCATCCGGAAGAACCGTACCACGGGAAATGTCATCGCCACATTCGACGAGGTTGTCGCCCGGCGCAAGTTACGCGCCTACGAATTCGAGGTAAAGAAGGTTTCCGCGACCAACGGCTCTTTCTGGATCAGCGACAGCTGCTCGGGAGATTCCGTTGAAAAAATATCATAGCCCATGTCCGTATTCCGTTATTCAAAATACAAGGTCCGTATCGACCCCGACTCGCAGAAAACACAGGGGCTGCATGTCGGGGATATCGTCCGCAGACAATATGCCGGGCGGGAACGGGCGGTCTATTCCCTGATGTGCGTGACGGAAACCGGAACGGAGCTTGTCGGCGACAAGGAGGCGCCTTATTTTATCGGGGCTTTGCTGGACGGCGATGAACCGCAGAGCGGGGAGCTTCTGGACTTCGTACGGAGTACCAACCTGTTCGATACGGCGCGTAGCGGGGCACTGTACCTGACGGCTTCGGACAGCGAAGCCCCCTATATGGATGTCATCGACGGCATGGCAACGGAGCGTTCCCTTTGCTATCCGGTCATGAACGGAGGGGTGGCAGGGGTGCCTGACAAATCCAAGTATGCCGTATGTGGCCATGTGCTTCAATCCGAATACAGGGAAAACGATGCGGAGGCGACACGCATTGTCCGGATAGTCCGCAATGCGGAACCGGCGGGAGAATCCTCTTTCGGACTGATGCAGACTCTGGAGGAGTCGGTCGGGCATCCGGAACGTCTGCTGGTATCCTTCAAAATCAGGGCTTTCAGGGATTTGTCCTCCGTCCCCCTCTCATTCGGCTATACCAACCGGGAGAAATCAGATGCCGAGGATATATTGTCCGCCGGGCAGGAATGGGAGTACAAATTGTGGGTTATCACTGTGGACTATCCTGCGCAATATAGCCGGAGCCTGTTTCTCGATCTGACGGAAAGCCTGACCGCAGAGGGTGACTGGTGTGAATTGGCGGACCTGAATATCCTGCGGCTCTCTTCCGTGTCCGCTTTCGGCGATGCGGCCAAAGCCCGTGTGGGAAAGGTCTGCGGCATTATCGATCCGGTATTCGGCATACTGGACGGTTACGGGGCCTATTTTCAGAATCTCTACGCAACACGGAATGTCAACATCGCCGGAACATTGACCGCCGGAGATGAAAACGGTTTTTCCTCAACTTTCTATGTAGGCAAAATTCACAAAAATGTCATTCAGGACAGCCTTTCCTGTGCTTTCAGCGGATCCATGGCAGCCGGTACCGCCACTCCCACCGGTATCGGAAAGAGTGTACGGGTCACGTCAGACAGCCGCCTTACATTACAGGATGCCGGTTGGCGCAAAGCCCGTGCCGGCAACTATTATTGTTTTTCCATCTGGATAAAGGCGGAAGAAACAACGGTTGTCCGTTTTTATCAGGACGAGCATCTTGTCGGCGAACAGGCTGTGGATGCCGGCAGGGGATGGACACGTCATAAGGTATCCTTTCCTGTCCGGGAATCCGGCGCTCCTGAAATGACATTGGGTATCGCAACCCCGGTACCGGTCCTTCTGTCCGCCCCGCAATTGGAACCGGGCAAGACGGCGACACCCTACCAGGCGACGGATGGCGTGTTGTCTTACACGGAAGATTACGGGGCATGGTTCTCGAAAGGAGGTATTGGCGGAACTATCCAGAATCCGCTGCTCAGGTTGGGTGAGGACGGTTCGATAACCTCGCGTGACGGTTCTTTCGTCATTAATCCCGACGGTACGGGGCTTTTCGCGTCAGGGCGCTTCAAATGGAGCAAGGACACCATCGAACTGCGGGACGTGACCATCCGCTGGGAAGATTTTGACGAGGAGGCACAGGAACAGCTCAAGCCCCGTTCCGTATCCCTGACGGGCGGTACGGCCTTCCATTTCACGGATGAGCTCTCCGGCATATGTGAGCCGGAAAGCATCCCTCTTGTCCCCACCGAATATAACTTTAATCCGGAAAGCCGCTTATGGGAATATCTTGCATCGGACGGAATATGGGAAGAAACAGGCTGCAATGCCGCCGTGTTTGAAATGACACCGGCGTTTCACGGCTGGGAAGGGCGTGACGTATTAACCCTCCGCTACACCGCCGTATTCCGGAATGAAAATATTGGAGCCACCCATACTTTCTTCAAACTTTATGACGGTGCGCCATCCTATACTGTTCATGTGGAGTCGAAAAATGGCACGATATTCCGTAACGGCATTGTTTCCACGGTTCTGCGGGCCAGAGTGTACAGGGGCGGTGAAGATATTACCGCACTCATTCCCGATGGTAATTTCCGCTGGCTGCGGACAAGCAGGGATACCGATGGCGACAGGATATGGAATGACCTGCCGCATTATGGCAGGGAGATTGAGATAACCGGCAGGGATGTATGGCATAAGGCCGTTTTTGACTGTGAAGTGGACATATCAACAACAGAACAATAAGCATATGGCAATAAAAGTAGCACGCGGACAGATAACCATCATTGACCAGAATGATGCTGTTTCCTTACAGGCGTTCATCGGTTCTTCGCAACCGCTCACCCAGGTATTCAACAAGGATACGGGCGTTTATGCACCTTCATGGGCGGCATCGCCGTTTTTGGTGCTCACTCCTTCGCTGTTTGTCAGCGGTAAGGCCGCCACCGACCAGATTTCATCAGTCGGTAATGCGGCTACGCTGACAGCCGGCGTTAAAAGCGGCTCCGCCAAGTGGTATAAGAACGGTTCGGCCATAACTTCGGGCCAGGACAGCTGTACTGTCGGTGCGGCGTCCGCCAAGTATGCTCTGACCATCAAGGCCAACCATATGACCGTTTCCACGCCGCAGGTACGGTATGCCTTCGAGGCGGTTTATATCGATGCCAACGGGCTGGAGGTGCCTTTCCGTTCCGAGATACAGTTTACCCAGCATCTGAATGCCGGAGCGATGATAGCCGCCGTGGCATATGCTCCCGACGGTGTTGTCTTCAAAAATGACGAGGTACCCACACTCAAGGCGCATTGCGACCTGTGGCGTGGTGCCACCATCGATACCACCAATGTCACCTATGCCTGGGGAATCAAGGATTCCTCCGTTTTTGCCAATACCACACTGGTTGCCGCCGCTACTGCCGGTGCGACCACCGTCACAGTGGCCTCCACCAATAACATGGAAGCCGGCGGAAAGATTACAATAAATTCCGTGCAGTACACCATATCGGCGGTGAACACCTCCACCAAGGTCATAACGCTGACATCGGCCCTCACTGCGGCGGCCAATTCAGGGGCTTCGGTTTCCTGTCCGTATTACAACTCCATGCTCGGTGCCGGATGGTCCTGTCTGACTTCCACCAATCCGCGTGGCGTGACGGCAGGATGGACTACGAACGAAATAACCATTACTGCGGACGCCGTACTGAATTTCGAGACCTTCAAATGTGCCATCAAGGACACGGACACATCGGCCGGCAACGCCTCGGCCAACAAGGTTGTATGCGATATCATTTCTTTCACGGATATGTCCGACCCCATTACGGTGGACCTTGTCAGCCAGAAAGGGTTCACCATCAAAAATAACGGGAATGATGTCGATGCCAAAGCGGTGCTGTATCGTAACGGTGAGGTACTGGACGATGACGGGACTGCCTATACCTACACATGGAAACTGTGGAACTCGGCCGGAACATCCGTCATAAAGACTTATACGGGCAAATCCATCACCGTATCGAAAGCCGATGTGACAGGCAAGGGCGTACTGATGTGTGAAGTGTCGAAATAGTAATGAAGGAATGGGGCTTCTACGGATGGCAAGCGGTGTGAACCGGTCTCATCCCATCCGTGCGACAAAACGGGAGCCTTGCCATTTGGCGGCAACCTGCCGCCTTTTTTTGTCCTATACTTTTCTTAAAAGAGCATATGGCAAAGATACTGGTCGCCCGCGGTCAGGCGACAATCAACATACAAAAGGACGGTTATACGCTTAGCCAGTCACCCGGTGAATACATCTTCCCTGCGGATGCCGACGGGAAGATAGTTTCTGCCGTATCCGTCACCTCCTCTGTCAAGGTCACGCTTGGCGATTCCGGTTTTACCAGATTTTCCATCGGCAACATTACCAGACCGGCAGGATTCTCCTCCATATCCGTCAACAACAGCAACAAGACCATAACTTATACGGTCGCAGCAGGAACGACCACACTGGCCGATCATGGCACTGTGGTTATTCCCGTCATTATATCCGGAATCACCTACACCCTGTCATTTGTCTGGTCAAAGGCCAAGTCAGGGGCACCCGGCAAGGATGGAAACGACACAGTGATGCTTGACTGGGTCAAGGAGTGGAATACCAACAAGACACTTATCGGCAGCAGCACGGTCATCACTCCAAAAATTTTTACAGGGATCAAAAACAGTGACGGCACGATAACCGGTGTGGCAATCGGGCAGTTCCCCCTCTCTGTCAGGACAGCTTCCGGTACCATTACCTCTGAAACGGTTAACGGCATCTATGGTTTCAAGAACGGTTACAAGACCTTTTTTGTAGATAACGGCGGTAATGTCCAGTTCGGTCATGGCGACCAGGTTGTCAAATACAATGCGGCTACCGGCAAGGTGGAGTTCGGAAATGGTGTCAGCCTGAACTGGATAGGTGCAACCTTTATTGACAAAGACGGTGTCTTTACCGGTAAACTTTCAGCGGGTACGGTAAAGGCGGTGCAGCTTGACGCCTCACAGATAACTTCAGGTACGGTCTCCGCCTCACGTATCGATGTGGCTTCCCTGAAAGCCTCTCTTATTACTGCCGGGAATATCGAAGCGCTGACACTCAATGTCACGAAAGGGAAAATTGGCGGCTGGTCCGTCGACGGTGACAGCATCTGCCGGGGAACGAAGAACAACACTTCCGGGGCGATGACCGCCGCCTCCGGCTCCATGACTTTGGGGTCAAACGGCATCCGCGGTTTTAAATGGTGTCTGGATGCCTCGGGAGCGGGGGCTGTTGCGGGAGGCAATATATCCTGGGATGCCTCGGGCAATGTCACCTTTGCCTCTTCCGTCTCTTTGCAATGGACAAATCCGATCAATACCATCGTTACCGCTTTGGGCGGAAACGGCTCTCCGAAGCTGACAAAAATCACTGCGGCCGGTATTTATACCGGCACTGTCACCGCCTCACAGATTACGGCAGGCACTATTTCTGCCGACCGTATTGCCGCCGGAAGTATCACCGCCTCCAAACTGGACATCGCCAATGTAAAGGCTTCTCTCATTACGGCCGGAAATATCGAGGCCCTGACGCTGAATGTCACGAAAGGGAAAATCGGTGGCTGGTCAATCGGCGCAACCGTGTTGAGCGGCAACCACATCCTGCTTGACTGCGGAAACAGGCGTGTGGTGGTTTACGGACTTAATTCCGGCGCGACAACCGGACAACGGGTACAATTGTATTATAACAGCGACAGTGATTTCGGGTTGTATGCCACGAACAGCACAGGCACATGTGTCGCACGTTTCGGGTCCCAGAACAATATTGCCGGCTGGACGGTGGATGCCTCCTCCATCCGTAAGGGAAACATTGTACTGGGGAGTGACGGTTCAATAACCAATGGTACGAAATGGAAATTGAACAATGACGGAAGCGGGCAGATTGCCTCGGGGAACATATCATGGGATACCGCGGGGAAAGTCTCGTTCTCCCCTGCCGTTTCCCTGCTATGGAAAAATGACATAGAGGCCGCAAAAACAACCAATTACGGCTATCCGTATTATTACAGGCTTGTCATCAACGGGGAAGAGAATAAATACTATCCTGTCATCCTCAAGGGCGGTGAACAGAATTTCAAGCGGGACATTCTTGTGCGTCGTGCCTACAGCGAGCAGGCTCCGGCAAGTTGGAACACGTCCACGCATAAGGGTGGCCTGGTACTGCTGCTGAAGGCCAATTTCGGTGGCTGGGGCGGCATCAGCTATTCATGGGACATTTATGAACTCTCCGAATCCTATTGCCGCATGTTCGCAGGTGCGGCCCTATGTGGGAACAACTGTATGTTCGCCGTGTTCTTACGCGGTGGCGGAACGACCGGAGCGGTCTATCATATCTATTCCGACCAGCCGATTGTCAGTAACGCAATGAGTCCGTCCCCCATACCGGCAGCACCGCAGATCGCTTACAACTCGGATTTGATTTTTCAAAGCGGTTCCACCAAGGCGAATGCACCGGCTCCCCGCACGCTGACAGCTTCGGTCGAGGAAGAAATACGCCGTAAACGTTTTATTGCACTGGCACAGGGAAGTGACAGCACTCTTGCCGCACACCCGCTGACCTATATCGGCTCTACAGGCATCTATACCGGTACGTTGACGGCCGCACAGGTCAATGCCGTCAGCATCAACGCATCCAGCATCAAGACCGGGACGCTCTCCGCCGACCGTATTGCAGCGGGCAGTATCAATGCCTCCAAACTCGATGCGGCCAGCATCAAGTCCTCCATCATCAATACGACCTATATCAACGGTCTGAGCTGCACCTTTACCAAAGGGAAAATCGGTGGCTTTACCATCGGGAGCGACAACGTCACCGTCGGCAGCGTCGGGGCAACCGGTGCCATACCCTTGCAGATCCGTTCGGCATCGACCGGCAGCGGCTACTGGTATACCGGTGCCTACAAGCCGTTAGGCATTACACTGACCTGGCATCAGAGCAGCAATGCCGGCCATATCGTTTTCGGACAGATTGCGGCAAGTGGGAGTACGGTCAAGACCGGATTCATCGGCATACAGATGATGTCGTGGGACCATCTGGAATATTTCTGCCTGTCGGCCAATTATACCAAAAGTGGTGGAAAGGAGATCTATAACCGCATTGCCGGGTGGGCATTCGACCACAACCATATCTGGAAGAACAATATATCGTTGGGTTCGGACGGGTCGATAACGAACGGCAGCAAATGGAAACTGAACAATGACGGCAGCGGGCAGATTGCCGGAGGCAATATTTCATGGAACGCTTCCGGTTCCGTCACTTTCGCCTCTTCCGTGTCAGCCCAATGGACGACCGGCATCACGACCGCCCAGGAACTTGCCTCCGCCATGGCGTTTGGCAAGATGCTCTACAGGGACCCGACCTTCTGGAAGGGGAACAACAGTACCGGTGTCTATAACAATTCCGGCAACGGCATGGTGACGGTCACCCGCCAGCAGGATACGTCGGCGCCTAATGACAGCAAGTATGTCCTGAAGATACAGACTAATGGAACCGCCAGTCCTGGCAACGGAGGATTCTATTTCGGAACGGCCTGCAGTTCGCGCAAAGTGCTGGTCGCCCGTATCATCGCCAAAATTCCCGCCGGACGCAATATCTGTTGGGCCTCCAACAACATTGGTACGGGCGGTTCGAGCCGCTGGCTTACCTCCACGGCAGGAACCGGAGACTGGAAAGAGTATGTATACAAGGTCGTATGCGGCACCTCAAACTTCTCCAGCACCCATTTTTTCTATATTGACGGGGCACAGGGGACATCTGCCGCACCATTGGTCTGGTATGTGGCTTATGCCACGGTTTTTGACCTTACTTCCACAGAAAAGTATACCACGACCATCGACGCCAACGGTATTTATACCGGTACGGTGAAGGCAAACCAGATTATTGTGGACAGCGCCCTGGTTGTAGGAGGCAGCTCTTATAGCGGCAGTATTTCAGTCAAGGATGCGGGCAACGCGGTCAAAGTGACGCTCGACAGGACGGGTATCACTGCCGTAGCCGGCAAGATCGGAGGATGGACGTTGGGCACCAGTTCGCTTGCGGCGTCCGCGCCAAGTTCCGGGCATAGGATTGTAATGGCGGCCTCCGGATATATCTATCATGACAACCCTTCCACAGGAAAAGAGTATTGGGCTTTGAAAACCGACGGTTCCGCTGTTTTCGGATATGGGAAAATTTCGTTTGCGGCGGACGGTTCCGGATATCTTGCGAACCAGAATATCAAATGGGATACCGGCGGCAACGTGACGATGACCGGCACGATCAATGCCAATGCCGGCACGATAGGCGGCTTTTCCATCGGCCAGGGACGCATTGGATCTACGGCCACGGGAAGTGGTTCCGGTGGCGGTCTGGCCATCTACAACGATTTGTTCCGCGTGGGAAACACCATTTCCTACGTTCTCTTGGGGGCCAACACTTTTCCCGCCTCCTCAGGCGGGACCTGTGCGGCGGGGCGCATCGTCAACAACAAGGTAAATTCATATATGAACAACTACGGGTTGTATATTGATGTGAAGAACGGTCGCCGAAACTATGGGGTGTGGTCCAATGCCCCATTGGTCGCACCAGCCGCCATCGGTCTCAAAATGAAAAAGATCTATTTCACAGGTTCCGGCTATAGCATTGACTTTTCTGACAGTAATGTCTTTTGTGTCTATGCCAACTCCACCTGCAATGTCAATCTTCCGAGCGCGTCGTCGGTTGCAAGCATGTTCGGATATTCGAGCCTTCCCTCCGATTTTGCCTATATGTTTACCCTGTTTTACAGCTACAACTGGGGAGGGCATATCAATATCATGAATGTGCGGAATCAGAATGGGGGCACGTCAAATTATGGTATGGAAAGAGGGGACTCGCTGACGCTCCTTTGTTGCAATTACCCGTCTTTTCATTACCAGGTATTAAATTATAATGGTTAATAACCGGAACAGAAACTTTTACCCTATACTTATTTAAAATTCAAATTATATGAATATCACCAATGTCACTATTACCAGGACAGCAGAAGAGAAGACGGAAAATGCCTTTTATATGCTGGAGTATTCCGTTGTCAATGACGAGCTGAGCCGTCTGCATGTTTCTGTCAATGAAAAAGAAGTCGATGAGGAAGGCAACATAAAGCCTGTCGGAATTATCTATATGGAACAAGGGATCCTTTCCTGCAACTTTCCGATGGTGAGGGAGCTTGGTCCCATATTCCAGGATTTCGACAGGATGCAACAGGATATTCGCGAAAAAATCAATCCTAAATAAAGAATCATAATGGAACTGAGTGTCAAAGACCGCCTTTACCTGCCGACTTTCCTGCCGGCACGCGGCAATTTTAAGGAGTTCAACCTTAAAAAAGAGATTCTGCGCAAAATCGCAATTGGCGATGAGGAACGCAAGGTTATCAATCTTCGCGAAAATGCGGAGGACAAGCGTATCGAATGGGATGTGGAAAAAGAACAGCCGTTGCCGGTGGAGTTTTCCTCCGATGAGATGGCCTACTTGCAGGCCGCGTGTGAGAAAATCTCGGACGAACAGTTGCCTGACGATATGTGGGGGACTGTGGAAGCGATTTACAATGAAATCTCCAAGGAGGCATAAACCGATTTTTCTATCTGCCGCTACTCTTTATGTAAAGAGTGCCCCGGCCGTACTCTTGGTATGGCCGGGGATTTTTTGTATCAGCACATGCCCAGACAAGATATCATAATGGATGCCGAATATGGAGAAGTGGAGACTTCCGGACAGATTGCCGGAAAAACCTTCTACGACTTCCACCTGTTTGACAGTGTGGAGGGTGCCGACAATGCGGCCTGCCGTTACGGGGAGATAGCCGTACCGGTAGATTTCCTTGCATCATACAGTGATGCAAGGGGTATCCATATCCGTATTCCCTATGTAGCAGACATACGCCTGCTGAAAGTGCGTATCGCCATGAAAAGCGGTTCGGGGGGTGTCGGATATGTACGTGGTGCAGTTGACGGCAGGCATTGGTTTCCCGTCATGAGAGAGAACGAAAACGGGACAAGGGAGACGGTCACCCCCGCCTCGCTTTATGCCTTGAACGATGAAGGGATCTATAACCTGCTGCTCGAGGAGGACTGCCTGCTCATTTACAGCGGGGAAGAGACGGATTTTGGTATTGGCGCCTCTAAGGTGCAGAACGAAACTTTCCTTTTGAAAGCCGCCGCCGGAAACTTATACCAGCATCCGACCACCGGTGTGGGGCTGATTGACTTCCTGCATTCCAATATGGAGAACAACGGGCTCGCCGCCAAACTGCAGACTGAATTTACTTCCGACAAAATCATCATCAGGAATGCCTATATAGATTCGGTGACAGGAGAACTGTTCCTGGAAACCGAGGAGAAGGAGGACAGCCATGGGTAGTTACCGCGTCGTTGCAGGACAGAACATCTATGATGTAGCCCTGCACCTGTATGGAAGTGTCGAGGGAATCGTGGACCTGCTGGTCAACAATCCTGCCCTCTCGCTGGAAACAGAACTCTGTTCCGGACAGGAACTGACATATACCGACGGCTTTGTCATCAATGCCGACGTGGTCGCCTATAACGAAATGCACGGCATCGTCCCCTCCAATGGGGAGCGGCACGTCTATCCCAAATATTTCACCGGTCCGTTCACGGCAGCCTTCCTGCTCCCGCCGACATTGGTCTCCGCAGAGTGCAAGGTGTCAGGAACGGGGACGCTGGAAGTTGACTGGGGAGACGACAGTGCTGTGGAGACCGTCATTCTTGGCCATACGCCATGCACGCTGCGCCATACTTTTGACAGGCGGGTGCGCCGGAGCCGCAAGATCCGCTGGTTTACCGATGCGGAATTCCGGTATATGGATTGGAGCGGGCTGCAACCTTCGTCCGTTGTTTTACTCCGTCCGCTGCACGTGGAGGAGCTGACCCTTCGGAACTGCACACCCGCATTGGACAGCTTCGGGATTTTGTCCGGAACTTACCGGATCGATCTCTCGGGGATAATGACGGACAACCTCGTTCCGCTTGCCGGGTGCCATAACCTGATGGAGCTCGACCTGTCCGGAGCGCGGATAAAGCCGGCCGTCATAGACAAATACCTGACAAGCATTGTGGAGCATTACGGAAACAGACGTAATTGCCGCATGACATTGCCGACAGCCCCGACGGGAACTTATAAGGAACCCGGGCGGGATGAAACGACCGGACGTTACCGTATCACATCGGGCATGGAGGCGGTATGGGTCATTCTGCATGAGGAAAGCTGGAACGAAGGTGGAGCGTGGGAATTTATCATCAACAATAAAATCTATACAGTGTAATGAGCCGTACAATAAAGGAAATATACAACGAGGCCATAGCGGAACGGAACCGGCGGCTGGAACTGACAGAGTTCGCCAGTGATTCCAAAATGTCCGTCATGAACGGAATCCTGTGGGTAGTGGCCGCTGTCATATACAGTTTCGAATCCCTGCTGGATGTCTTTGCCGTGGATATTTCCGAAGCCATTAACGGACGCATCAACGGTACTCCCGCCTATTATGCCAACTCCCTGTTGCAGTATCAGCAGGGAGATGAGCTGACGGTACGGGAAGACGGTCTGGCCTTCGGCTATGCCAATATCGACGAGACCAAACGCATCGTCACGCAAGTTTCCTATATGGAGAGCACAGACGACCAGAACCTGGACAGTAAACTTATCCTGAAAGTGGCTACCGGTGCAAAAGGCAGCCTTTCCGCCATACCCCCGAAAGAACTGGCGCCCATCAACGCCTATATCAACAAATTGAAATTCGCCGGTACACGCGTGGAGGTCATCTCAACCAAGGGCGACGTGCTGATTCCCCGCCTTACGGTCTTTCATGACGGGGCCATACCCGAATCAGAAGTGTACGACTCCATTGAAGAGCAGTTGAATGCCTACATGATGGATATCGATTTCGATGCCGCCGTCTACGTTTCCCGCCTGACGGATGCCATACGGCGGGCAAAGCATGTGACCGATGTCCATATCGACGGGCATGCCGTTCCCGAACAAGGGGTTTTCATCGCCAGCCATGACACCGACGGCCATATACAGCCGCCACAACGCATTGCCCGTATGGCTTATACCGCATCAGGATATCTGAAGGAGTCCTCCGGGAAGGATGAGGAGGACGGGCTGCCAAATTTCCGTGAAGCCATCATTTTAAAAATAGAAAACCATGAGATATAAGCTGTCCATAGACCGTACCGTGAACCGCCTGGTTCCGCATTACCTGTCGGGACGCAGGTTCATCCTGTTCGTGCAGAGCTGCCTTTATCCGTTGCAATGCACCAATGAGCGGTTCCGTGATTTCACGAAAGAGATGCATATCCGGGCACGGATGACTTCCCAGGTAATCTACTTCGAATGGTTTCTGAACTACAAGTTCGGCAAATACATCAGGGACGGCAAGGACCGTATCCTTATCAGGGACAGTGAGAGTGTCGGTGTGGACCTCTACCATGAGGGTGCGGAATACCAGCGTCCCTGTACCATCTGGTACAATGGGGAACAGATCATATCAGATAATGATGCGGAGCGGCCCCGTCCGTTCTACCTGCTGATAGAGGAGAAACTTATCAACAAGGTCAGCTTTGTGGTCTGTGTCCCGCCCGTCACCATATCACCGCACGAGCTGGTCTATATGCTCTCCTATGTGGTGAATACTTACAAGACGGCCGGCAAGACCTATCTGATCAGGATTGACGAAGAAGAATATACACCTAACAAGAATACAGGACAATGAAAGAATATATCGCAGAGACCGGCGGACGGTACACTTATTCCGACGACATCCTGAACCTGCAGGAACTTGCCCTTAGCATGAGCGCCGTTTTTGACAGCTGTTCGGATTTCATCATCTCGGGCTGCGAACCGGACGGTCCCCGTATCTCACCGGGATATGTGTGGCTTGGCGGTAAGGTCCGCCGTTTTGAGGGAGCCGCTGATGCCGTCTATCCTTATTATATTTACGAGGCCAACAGGCATGAGTCGGTGGTCTATGCCAATGATGTCAACAAACGCGGACGTACTTGCTACCTGTGTGCCGGAGCGAAGGCCATACCTGAAACGACCGATCCTGTTACGGGTAAATTACCTGTAAGCATTGAAGTTACAGAAAGTTATGCCCCCCGTTTTATTGATAGATTCTTCGGGCGTTATGCCGTACTGCTGGACACGCCTTTCACTCGGCAGACCGTCAAGAAGGACCTGGTACTGGCCGGCACCCTTACCGGACAGAAAGAAATCAATTCCAAAACCGCCGTTTCTGTCAGCGGGGAAAACGGCTATATGCTCAAAGGTGTCGTCAAAACTGACGGCGGCATCTCGCTTGGCGCTTATCTGAACGGATTGCCGGTCAATGAAATTATCATCCGTACAGACGGCGGCTTCAGTTTCATGAAGCAGGGCAAGGAACTGGTACGTATAACGGAAGACGGGATCTCTTACGGTACCTCACTGGGCGATAGCGCCCGTATCGGGGCAATCCGTATCAAAGGTTCCGATATCTATAACACTTCGGATACGACAGATGAGGGCTGTGTCCGTATCAATTATTACGGTGCGCAGGGAGGCGGAACAAGATACCGCAACTTTGCCGTACATGACGGGAAATCCGGAAGCAGCCCGGTCCTGGAAGTAGCCGGCCGTACCGCCACCGTACGTACGGGCGGGCTATTCGTCGTGCAGAATGCCGGACGTGGGATCGACCTTCAGAATACCTCCTATACGAAAGACAACGCCAGGCTCACCAATCTGGTCACCTGGCGGGACAGTGCCGCCTCCGTGCTCGCAATGGCAGGTTTTGATACCACGGACGATTACCGCTTTATCCTGCGGAACACATTGGGAGATATTGTGCTTGCCCCTTCCGGCTCGGTGGATGTGCTCGGCACGCTTAAGATCAACGGGAAATCCGTATCGGACACCTATGTGAGCGTCACGGCCTTTGCCGGGGAGATGTCGAAGAAAGTGGATGCCGTCAAGGGAAAGCAGCTTTCCACCGAGGATTTCACCACCGAATACAAAAAGAAACTTGCGGCCATCACCACCGGGGAGCTTACGGGAGGCGGTGACGGCTATGTTACGGCGGGGGCTGTCCGTGCCGCACTGAAAATGAAGCTTTCAGCCGATGAGAACCTGTCCGATATCATGGACAAATCCGCCGCCCGGAAGAATCTCGACGTCTATTCCAAAACGGAAGCCGGCGAAGTCTTCCTGAAGACCTCCGAAGGGTTGAAAGAACTGGTACGTCTGACCGCTGAAGAGATCAACAGGCTTCCGGCAGAAGAGGCCGCCGCTTTGAAAGCGGAAAAGCAGGCAGCCGTGAGGGACACCCTTGATGCCGAAAGGAAAGGTACCGGAGAGTTGAAACTTGCCAAGCTGTCGAATCTTTCAGACCTTTCTGACAAGAACAAGGCCCGGAAAAATCTTGAAGTCTATTCCAAGACAGATATAGACACGATGATGGCCGGCAAGCTCGGTACGGACTCTGCCTATCAAGGCATTGTCTTCACGGCCGGGCTTCGGGATAAATTACAGGCCATTACCACCGGTTCTTTTGCATATACCGACAGTAACGGCACCTCACACGCACAGGTCGAGGGGTATGTGATGACCTCACAGGTAGTGGGGGAACTCAAAAAGAAGGCTGACCGGCTGTTGGGAGGCTACAGCGCTTCCGAAAAGGAGACCGTCGCCACGAACCTGGACCTCTATACAAAGGCGGGTGCCGACGCCCGTTTCGCCACCCTTGAGAATCTGTTCCAGGATTATATCAATTTTTTAGTCCGGCAGGGAAAGAGCACCTCGGAGGCACAACAGTTCCTGCAGGGCAAGTTGAACGTACTCTCCAAGAATGAGATTGTCAGGGATTACCTGCGCCGGGACAGCAAGCTGTCCGACCTTCTGCTGCCAACGGCGGAGGCCAGACGGCAGGCCTGCCGTGCTCTCGGAGCTGCTTATGCCGAGGAGTATCAGCCGTTGCTTGCGGATACAGGATGGGTACAGATGGAGAACAGCGGATCGGGTACCAACACACAGTCGCTCTTCGTCCGCCAAATCGGGAACATCGTTTCCATACAGGGTGCCGTCAATACGGCCAACAGGGACGGAAACAACTGGGGAGGTATCGTGGCGGTCATCCCCAACAAAATACAACCACCCCGGTACAGTGTGCGCTGCACCGCCACTGACTGGAATGATGACCATAAGTACAACCGTGGGGTATCGTTCACCATTTACGGCGGCTCGCGAAGGATACAGCTTTATGAGCGCGGTATGTACAATGCCAATGTGGAACTCAACTTTACATATTTCGTATAGCCATGAAACAGAAGATGAATGTAAACGGTGACATCGAAAGTCGCCGCAGAATTGCGGAACGCAGGTCCGTTCCCGCCCGAGAGAATATTTCACCCGACAACAGCCAACAGTATCATGAAACAGAAAAGGATCCGGCGGCAGCCACAGAAGAAACCGTCTTTCCGGGGAACGAATCCCCGAAAGCGAGAAGACGGAAGACCGCAGGGGACGTTTAAACGTTTCCCCTTCGACCAGACCCGGATAGGGTTCATGCTCCGTTATGAGATGCCGGTGGTTTACCATCTGCTCCGCAGGCTGTATGACCGGCAACAGCCTTTCGAGCCGAACTGGCATGTCATCGAACTGGTTGCGGAGGCGTCGAAAGACCCTTCGTTCAGAAAGGCGAAATTCAGCCGCTATCTGGATGAATACCGCCGGAACGGGGTTTACTGCCGGCGGGGCAAACGGCTTACGCCCGGACGTAAAACCTATTACGAGGGCATACGCCGTCGCAAGACGGAAGAGTATATCCGTCAAAACCGCAGGAAGCTGCTCTTTGAAAGACGGAATGGGCCGGGCAGTGACAAACTGCCCGGGGAGATTAAAAACATACTTAAAATGAAACGGTAATGCATTGACGGACAATGGCTGGCGCAAACATTCATATGCATGTATGGCTGTTCGGGAGCATTTGTCTAACTTTGTATTCCACAGTCGCTGCAAGACCTTTCCATATTGTAAAATGAGTATCCGGCCAGGATACGGCCGGCGGGATATCCTCTCCCTATATTGTCAAGTGAATACGGACGGTGCAACCGAACCCGTCTGTCCTGTAACCAGTTTCTTTGCGATACGGGCCTGCCGTGTCGCACTCTTCGGGCATTTTTAATCCATAAAACCAAGCGTTTATGCAAGAAGAAGAAAAGAACAACGGCATGGAAGGCATGTCTGTCGAGGAGATGTTCCTCGGTGTCCAGGAATCGTATCAGGAGGCACAGCAGCGTGCCCAGGAAGAGAACAGGGCGTTCGCCCGCACGGAATTCTTCCGCATGGACAAATTCGGGACCTACCGTCTGCGTGTCCTTCCCATCGCCCCCAATCCGGACGGTTCACCGGCCCGGCCCGGTTATGAGTATCCGGTTCACCAGTTGCTGCTGGAACTGGAAAAGCCCACAACCGGAAACAAGCCCCAGAAGATGTATGTCACCGTCACCCGCGCCACCGATGCCGGATACAGTGTCGATCCCATCGAAACTTACCGGCGTCTGGCCGTAGAAGCCGCAAAAGAGGCCGGGGATGAGAAACTGGCAGAAAAAATCGCCGGCGGTTCGTTCGGTGGCGGCTTGAAGTACAACTACGGGCACTGCCTCTATATCTTTGACCTGGGCGAGCGTGCCAAGGGAGTACAGATGATGACCCTCTCGCACGCCCAGTTCAAGGATCTGGACGAGCGGAAGTTCAAACTCTGGAGTAAGAAGCTGGCCAAGAACCCGTCTTATCCGTGTCCGGTTTCATCGGTGTACGACGCCTATCCCGTGGAAATAGAAAAACGGCGTAACGGGGCCAAGACCGAATACCTGTTTTCCATCGACAATGAATCCGACCCTGAACCTCTGACCAGGGAGGAGCTGACCGCCTTGCTGGGAGCACCCCGTATTCCGGAAATCATTTACCGCTATACCCGTTATCATCTGGGTGCCACCGTTGAATTCCTTAAACAGTGCGACGGCATTTACGGCATGCGGCTTATGGAAACGGACGAGATGAAAGAGGTCATACAGCAGTTATCCGACGAACTGCCGAAAGAAGATACCTCCTCCTTCTCGTTCGACCGCCGTACGAAGGACAACAAGGACAATGTCCAGGACGGGACAGGAATTTCCCTGGACGATCTTCTTGAATATTATGACGAGCTCAGGCGGCAGGACCTCGGTGACAAGACCGAGGAGGGACAGGAGCTGCGTGCAATGATACGCAGCTACATTGAACAGGAAGCGTTGTCCGTCCGTGTCACCCGCTCGACAAGCAACCGGGAACTGCTCGAACTGATTGAGAGTGAGATGGAAGGTCCGAAACCCACAGACACACCGGAGGACGCTCCCAGGGAGGAGGAACACCGGCTTGCGGAAACGGAGGAGCGTGCCGAGCGTCCCCGCCGTCGCAGATAACCCCTTTTATAAGTCTTTGAGTTTTAACCCAGCGGGAGGCGTCCATGCCTCCCGTCTTAATCACACACATTCATGGAAGAGAGCAAACCTTGCATATTGTTGTTGAATGATATCCATGTCTCAAAAGACAACATCCCTGCATTTCAGGCCAACTGGCAGGAGGCCGTGGAGCTCTGCAGGAAATGGGGTATCAGCGAAATCGCCGTCGGAGGCGACCTGTTCTTTTCACGTGCGGCACAGACACTTGACGTGCTGCTGGCAGTACATGACGCCCTGCTGGAAACCTCACGTGCGGGCATCCATGTCACGCTCGCCGAGGGGAATCATGATCTCGTGAACCAGGAATCCGTCAGAGGTTACTGCCATGTCTTTGACTGCCATCCGGATGTGACGGTAGTGGATGACTTCCTGACCCTGTCGCGTCCCGGCTGGGAGTTCGCGCTTCATCTGATGAGTTATTTTCCGGAGGACGGATCGTTTATCGAAAGGCTCGAACAGTTGGAAGAGAAAGCGCTTTCAGAGGAAAAGAAACATTTTCTTTATATACACGAAGGTATAAACGGGGCATTGGCGCAACCATCGGAGAAAGAATTGCCCGCCAGGATTTTTCTCCCGTTTGATAAAGTTTTTGTCGGCCATTACCATAACCGGACCGTCATTCCACAAACCCGTATCGAATACATCGGGGCCTCCCGTCAGCACAACTTCGGCGAGGATGAGGAAAAAGGATATACGGTGCTTTATACCGACGGCACACACGAGTTTATCAAAAACCGGGTGAACATGCGCTACCGTGTGGTGGATGTGCCGGTGGAACGTGCCGGACTGCACCTTATGGACGAGTTGCGCGAGACGGAGGCTGACGGCCGCTACAAGGTCAAGGTACGTGTCCACGCGCCGGCAGCTGCGATGAAGTCGGTTGACAAGGCCGCGCTGCTGGAAGCCGGGGCGGCGAAGGTGGAGCTGATAGCTGATGACGAGGAACTGTTAGGGGTCGCATCCTCTTCGCTCTTTGAAAAGTATGACAGCTGCCGTATCCGGGAAACTTACGAGGATTTCTGCCGGGAAAAACAGATTGAAGATGTCTCAATCGGATTAGAGTATTTATCCAAAATAGATAACAGGACATGTGGAAATTAAATAAAATAGAAGCTGAGAATCTCTGTGCCTTCCGCTCGCTGTCATACACGTTACGGCAAGGGGTTACGACACTGATATTCGGCGACAACCGGGACAATGAGTCCCAAAGATCGAACGGTGCGGGCAAATCCGCCCTGCTGGAGTGTATCGCTGTCGGTATCACAGGCAGCCCGCTCCGTAAGATAAGGTCGGAAGAAATTATAAATGATGCGTCCGGGGAGTGCCGTATCGGATTACATTTCAGCAACGGCAACTCAGCGGAGGAACTGGTTGTCAACCGGTGCATTCCACGCAGAGGGGCATCCACGGTCAGTTGCACACTTTTCCGTAACGGTGCGCAGGTGACGACAGACGAGGCTGTCCAGCCTTCGGTCGATGCCTATAACCGCTATATCCTTGAAAAGTTAGGGATCACGCGCGAGGAGCTGCTCAACAACTTCATTCTCTCCAAATACCGGTATGAGGATTTTCTTTCGTCATCGGACAAGGAAAAAAAGGAGATAATCAACCGCTTTTCCAACGGTATCCTGGTGGACGAGGCCATTGCCATACTTGAAGAGGATATCGTGCCGCTCTCAGAAAAGAAGCAACAGGCGGCATTGGAACTTGCAGGACTGGACGGGCGTGTCGAGATGTTACAGGAGCAGATCCGTAAGGAAGAGGAAACCGGAGCGGAACGGGGACGTACCCGCGCGGAGCGCATCGCCTCCCTGGAAGCGACCATCGCAGCCAAAAGGGAACAGATACGCATCGGACACGAGACGGTGGCCGGATATGAGACACGGCTTGTGGCGGTTCAGCAGGCGGATGAGGCACTGCAGTCGCTGGAATCGGGGGATACGGCACTGGACGAGTGTCTGGAAAAGATACGGGAGATAATGCCCCTCTTCCCCGATGCGAGACAGACGGACTGGAACGGGATTATCACCGGGACAAAAGAGAAGCTGCAGACGGCCGTTTCCGGGCTGTCGGATTGTGACACCTCCTTGAAACAGGCGGAACGGGAACTGGAAGAGGAGAATGAAAACTGGGAACAGTTCAAAAATAAGTATGCCGCCTTCTGTGAGGAATACAACGAGCAGTCCGGTACGGCAGCGGACAAACTGAGGGAAACAGACATCCGCCTGCGCAATCTTGCAGGATGCATCGAAGAGTTGCGTCACAAACGGCGTATAGTCTCGGCCGGTATTGACGAGCTCTCAAACAAACTGGCCGGTTCCGTCACCTGCCCTGCCTGCGGACATAATTTCCTAATAGCGGAGCCGCAGTTTGACATTGAGGCGGGAATGAGGGAACTGAAACTACGACAGCGGCAACTCACGGAAATTAATGGCCGTATCGAAGACAAACAGGAGGAGACCGGTTCTGTGGAGCTGCAGCAGAGCCGCCTGAACCACGGCCGCCGTACCTTGGAGGCCAGACGTACCGAATGGGAACAGCAGCTGGCCGGACATGAACGTTCCGTCAGGAACGCTACCCGGAACGTGGAAGAGACGGAAAACAAACACCGGCGTATTGCAGCCGGGATTACCGCACTGCAAAATGAAATTGAGAGCATACGCCGTAAGGTATTCGATGAAACATTCGGATTTGTAGACGAGCGTAATGCCTCACTGAGCCGCAGCATACGGACGGAAAAGGAGGATATACAGGCAGCAGCCTGTGCCATTGACACTTTGCAAGGCACTATCAGGGAATTGAACGAGGCGGTGCCATCCAATCTGATATCCACGCTCCGGAGCACGCTCCGGGAGGTGAGGGAAAAATCCCGCGAAGCGGCGGGACGGAAGACCGCCGTAGATGCGGAACTCCGAACATTGGAGATGCAAAGAGAACGGTTCATACAGTTCAAGACCTATCTGGCCAATACAAAAATCGAGGCACTCAGCCGTATAACAAACGAGTTCCTGCAGAATATCGGCAGTGACATACGCATCCGTTTTGACGGTTATACCGTCCTCAAAAGCGGTAAGGTCCGGGAGAAGATTTCCATTTCGCTGTTGCGTGACGGCATGGACTGCGGATCGTTCGGCAAGTTCTCGGCAGGCGAAGCGGCACGGGTGAACCTCGCAACCATCCTTGCCATGCAAAAACTCGTGAACAGTAACTGTGATGATGGCAAGGGACTGGACCTTCTGGTTCTGGATGAGATACTCGAGGCGGTTGACGAGGCGGGACTGGCTTCCATGTTCGAGGCATTGAACTCGCTCGGAGGTACCGTACTGGTTGTCTCCCACGGTAATGTTGCGGAAGGTTACCCCCATAAACTGGTAATTGTGAAAGAGAATAGCGAATCAAGGATTGGAGAATAGTACCCCGGACAGGAAAGAGGTGCTTGTATTGGATATAGCTACGCATACCGGGTATTTTTCCGTGCATGAGGCCGGAACATAGAACTTTACCGAAAGCAGACAGCGTAACGGCAACAAGATGCACGGCGCATTCCGTACCGTCCTTGTCTCGTTTATCCGCGCGTATGGTATCCGGCGGGTCGTAGCGGAGGATGTAAGTGCGAACCGTTATTTCTATGACATGCACCGGCTCTCGGAACTTCGGGGGATCCTGCTCGAAGTATGCGACAGCCTGGGACTTCCCGAACCGGAGTTTGTGAATCCGACGTTGCTCAAGAAATGAGCGACGGGGGACAGGCACGCCACCAAGGCACAGATGGTGGCGGCATGCAAGGAAAGATACGGCATCATTCCGGTGGATGACAATGCGGCGGACGCCTGCCATCTCTTCCATTATTACATCCGCAGGCACAGGTTGTAGAACGGCACTTGCCAGGATTCCGGGCAGCCTTCTCTCCGCCCGTTTTTTTTTAATTGATGCTCAATGGCAGCTGACAGGTTAGGACATGAGATTCATTATCAACCTTTTTTCGGTCAGTGAAAACGTGGAAAAGAAAGATGTGTTTATTGCGGTTGTCCCCTCTGACGATGAATCCGCAAGACGGAGGGCGGAACTTCTCAGAAAGTATGTGATGCCGCACAAGAATCTGATATACAGCATTTGTATCAAATATACCTATAACCAGGAGGACATAGAGGATAACTATCTTGAAGCGCTGGTTAATTTCTTCAAGTACATGGACAGTTATGATCCGGCGCGTCCGGTGAAAACATGGATCTATGCCGTGACCAAGCGGCTTGTGGCGGACCTCAACAACCGCAACAAAAGCCGCATGCCCCCGGATGACAATATCGACATCTCGGAAATATCCTCCTCCCTGCCGGGCGAGGACGAACCGTCAGAGAACTGCATGGGAATGGATAATTATCACAAGTATTACAATGATGATATCCTTTGGGCATTGGACAGGCTCAAGCCGATTTACAAAGAGGCCCTGCTTTTACAGCAGGCCGGCTATAAGATCGGAGAAATCATGGAGATAACTTACCGCAACGGAACATTGCAGACCAGAAATGTGGAGACGGTCAAGAGCCGTCTCTTTCTGGCCAAGACACAACTGCGCAAACTTTTGACACGTGATGGAGAAAAAAGAGTGGATTGACGGATGCCGGAGGCTTTTTACACGCTTGCTCCGTGCGGCAGTGTGGCCGGATTTCCAGTTTCCGTCCGGAGGAAAGGCGGACAGACAGCTTTCGGCATGTTTCGACCTGTTGTGCCGGGAAGCCGGATCTGTCAGTCCGGAACGCCTGTCCGATTTCTGCATATGCCAGGTGTATGCCCTTTCCGGATATGCCCCCTCTTATCGTGGAAAGTGGAACATTTCCCATTCGTTTGGCCGGAAGGCAGCTGACCGGTATCTTCATTCCGGAAAGGAACGCCGTTATTGGGAAGACCGGTGGCTGAAAGGTTTCGGACTGTCACGTGACAGTCTGACACAGGCAGTGGAGAACCGCCGCGGGCATCCTTTCGGACGTTTCATTTACCCGGAATATGAGGAGATTACCAAACGGCGTCTGCTCTCCAGCGAGGCCGGCTATCTCGTCTGTGCGCTCTCCACATTGATGTGGACACCCTTCTCGCCGTCATGTTCCAAATGTACGAAAGCGGATCCGTGCCGCCGTAGAACAGAGGCGCGTTATCCGGAACTTTACCGGATTCGTTGTGAGGCATGGTGGAAAGAGGAGGTGAAGCCATGAGTTCCGTCAATCCGCTCAGTGCCGAGTTCCTGTATGAGCTCTATGCCACGGCGCTGTGCCAGGAGCAGCTGTGCGCTGTCCTTTCCCGCCACATGCGCAAGGAATACCTTCCGGACCGCTCATTCCAACGGGTGCAGGAGGCTATTGCCGCACATTTCAGAACCTACAAGACACCGCCGTCATATGCCGTACTGGCACAGACTTTCCATGAGGATTACGATGCCATTGAGTTGATAGATACCTTCCGGGAGTATGACGAGGGCCAGAGTTCCGAAGTGATGATCGACATGCTGGAGTCCTACATCAAGGGTGTCCGGTTACAGTCGGTCTATGCGGAAGTGGGAAAACTGTATAACGAGAACAAGCAGGACAAGGCGGAAAAGGCATTGCGCGGGTATGCCGAATGGCTGGCGGGCTTTACACTGAAGAGTACCTCGTTCATTGATGTGGCGGAGACCTTTACGGAGCGCTTCCAGCGGAACCGCCGCCGTGAGGAGGAAGAGGAACGCTCGGCATCACCACGTGTGTCCCGGTTCTATATCCCGTTTCTGGACGCGCTCAATGCCGGGCGCAACCTGCGGGGGCAACTGACCTGCTTTCTTGCCAGTACCGGTGTGGGGAAATCCCATATCGCCAAATGGATAGGTGTCAGGGCGGACATCGACGACGGGCTGCATGTGCTGCACTTCCAGCTGGAGGGGTCCGAGGAGGAAGCGTTGAACGCCTATTCGGGAGGGCTGGTTTCCAAGAACGCCTATTATTACGAACGGGGAAAGATCTCGGATACGGAGATGCGCCATCTGGAAAAGCTGGTGGCATCGTATGCCGGCAGCATCACGGTACGCAGTTATCCGCGTTTCAACGCCCAAGTATCGACGCTTGACATCAAGAACGGAATCTCGGAATACCGCAAACTCAAAGGTCACAATCCGGACATCGTCATCGTCGATTCGATGGATCTGCTGACAGACGCCAACCGCCGTTCATGGGGTGCCGACCATGAACGCGCAAAGCGTATCGCCGTGGCCAATGACCTCAAGGACCTGGCGGCGGACGAAAAGGTATGGATGGTCGTGACATATCAATCGACCATTGAAGACCGTGAGTGGCTGAATGACGAAAGGAATGTACTGACAGAGTACAACTGTTCGGAGGCCAAGGGGCTGGCACGTCCATGCACGCACCTTATTTCACTCAACCAGTCATCGGCCGAACGCAAGGAGAACGTGATGCGCCTGCATGTGGCCAAAAGCCGCTTTTTCAAAAAGGGAGATACCATCAAAATAGCGACGGACTATGACAACGAGGTGTTCTATGACGGGCAGAGGACGCTGAATCTGAACAGGGAATAAAAAGGCGTTCAAAATGAAAGCTCAATAGCGGATAGTTTTATTCCTGTGAAAATGAACTGCAAAAGGCAGACCAATCTCCCCCATATAGAGAAGGCTATGCTCCCAGTTCTTCCGGCCGGTCAGCCCGCCAGGCATGCTGTACAGATTTCTGTAACAGGTAGATAATAGCGGTATGGGACTGCCACCGGAAACCGCTTCATTCCGGGTAACGGAGGGTTATTACGGCATGCCCTTTTTCATAGTGTACCCTAAGTCCGAGCTTCCCCAGTTCCTCCCTAATAAGGGAGTCCTCGAACCCTTCGGACATGAATTTTTCCCTAAGCAGGCCGGTGATATTCTTCGTTCCGGTACTTCCGGAAAGAAAATCCTCCACCCACTGGCGGAAACTGCCACCCGTACGCATCAGGTTGTAGCGCCTCAGACAGAAATTCTCCACACTTTGCAAATTAAACTCCTTATAGGACAGCAGGGCGCAGAGAAGCGGCCCGTTGGTGTCATCCTCCCTGAATTCCGCCGTCAGCACGCAGACCGGCATGCCTGTCCCGCAATCAGGTCTGTAATAAAGCCGGATGTTTTCCCTTATATATAGCCCCGTGGCGTATGTCATATCATCCGGAGATTCCGTCATGACGGGAAACGTCTGCCATCCGAAGTCCCCTTCCCGTTTCAACAAGGTTATTGCCGGTTTACCGGACTCCCCGTCTGATGTGGAGCGTGACCTCATCGTTCCGTTGGTCTTTTTCCATCCGAGAACCCGCAGACAGTTCTCTACATCCCTCAGATGCCTTTCTCTTGCTGAATTCCCATTAAGATACGGACGAAGCGTATCCACGATTTCGGGCCAGTCCTCGTTTGTCTTCAT